GAAAACTAATTATTAAAAAATAAAAATTTTAATGCAACAATTAAAGAGCCAAATTAAATTTGGCTCTTTTTTACTAAAAGGAAAATGAAAATGATTTTATTAATATTAGGCTTTCTTTTTTTAATATGTGGATTAATTCTTTTTTATAAAGCTAATCAAATAAAAATTTATAAAAACCAATAGCAAGAATAGTATAGACAAAAATTAGAAGAAGAAGTTCATACTTTACAAAATGATAGAAATAATTTAATTAATTCAGAAATTCAAAAAAAAGAAGAATTAAATAAAGAATTATTATAGTTTCAATAGTATCGTAAAAAAGAATTAAATGAAAATTTATAGAAAGAAAAAGAATTAATTAAATTAAATTTATAGAAAATTAATAGTTAGACTTCTAAAGAAATTGAATCTATCCATACTGATTTAAATAATATCAGATAGTCTGCTATATTATAGAAACAATAGATACAAAATGAAATTGAAAAAATGCGGGCTTCGCTTAGTGCGGGCGTCCAAGCGCGTCTCTGCGAGCAAGAGAAAAAAGATAAATTAGATTTTTATAAACTTTCAATTTCAGATGCAGATTTATCTGATGTAAAAATGTTAGAAAATTTAAAAGCTTCTCTTCATAAGCCTGTTGTTTTAAGTAAACTTATATGGACACAATATTTTCAAAAACAAATGACATAGTTATGTGATAGAGTTTTTGGTAAAAAAACTATTTGTGGAATTTATAAAATTACTAATTTATTAACTGAACAATGTTACATTGGACAAAGTGTAAATATTCAAGATAGAATGAAACAGCATTGTAAATGTGGTTTAGGTATTGATGCTTCTGCAACTAATAAATTATATAATACTATGCAAAAAGATGGGGTCTGGAATTTTACTTTTGAATTATTGGAGTAGTGTCCAAGAGATTTATTAAATGAAAAAGAAAAATTTTGGATATAGATGTATCAAAGTGATAAATTTGGTTTAAACACTTTGAAAGGAAATAATTAATATGATAAAAGTATTTACTTTAAATAAAAATAATAAAATTGAATTAACAAAATAGGAATTAGAAAAACTTTTAAATGAGAGTTTTTGGGAAGGATATAAGCAAAAAAATTATTAGACATATTCATCTCCAACTGCATCTGATATTATTGTACAACCATACATAGTTGAAACTAATTTATCTAATACGGAAAGGAAGTAAAAAATGAAATTTGAACATACTCAAGTGTTTAATTTTGAAGGCGCATTCAGAGGAATGAGAAACCCTAAAAATAGCTGGAATAAAAGCGATAGTTTTTTTGAATTAGTAAATCTTGATTATGCGACGGAAGATCTAGAAGTTGCAAACAAATGGATTAAAACTTTTCATCCTGATTTAAACTGGCCAGAAGAATTTACTAATGAAGGTGATAATCTCGCAGAAGAATATGCAAGTAAACTTGTTAAAAATGGTCTTTTAAGACTAAATGAGATTGATAACGTTGCAGATGTAGCTTTTATAGGTCCAAATGATATGAAACTTGCTCAGACTCTTATTAAAGCTGGACCAGAACATCGTAAATTTTTACGTCAAATTTTTGTATCTGTTGATATTACTGCCCCCATTTATTGGTGGAAGGAAATGGATACTTATAAAATTGGTACAACCGCTAATAGTACATCAACTATGCATAAATTAACGAGTAAACCTATCACTCTTGATTGTTTTGAAAAAGATGATTTTGATTCAAACTTAGTTTATTTTGAAAATGATGCTATGGATGCAGAAAATACCGCAGGTATGTTAGCAGATCTTTTAGTTGAACAATTAGAGATGTTACGTCAAAAATATATAGAAACAAAAGATAAACAGGTTTGGAAGGAACTGGTGCGGTGGCTGCCTGAGAGTTGGCTTCAAACCAGAACCTGGACGGCAAATTATGAGATTATTCGTGCCATAGTTCATCAAAGAAAAAATCATAAATTAAATGAGTGGTCTGGAGCAAATGATCCATCTAAAAATAATTTTATTAAATGGGCGCGCGAATTACCCTATGCTCAATATTTAATTTTTGATGATGAAAATATTCCTTTTCAAATTGAAAAATAAAAAATAAAATGTTATAATATATATATAAAGTAAAAAATATATTATAAATGAAAAGGAAAAATAAAATAATGACAAAAAAGGAAGCCTTTATTACAATTATTGAAGCAGAAATTTTTAGTTCAAATATTTATGAAAATGATTATCCAGAAGAATACAAACTTGCAAAATCTTTTTGGGAAGATTTTAAAGATGGAAAAGTAAAAAACTCAGGGGCTATGACAGAAAATGGCAAAAAGCTACTTTCTTGGATGCAAGAGAATGTGGATACAATGGCTAATCTCTTTACATCTAAGGAGGCAGCTGAAGCTCTTTTTACTTCTGGCCGCTCTATTGCGGGTTCCATGCGTAAATTGATAAATGATGGTTATGTAGAAAAGGTCGGTAAAAATCCTGTTCAATATTCACTAACTGATGCTGGTAAGGATTACCGCTTTGACAATTAAGAAAATTTTTAATATAATATAAATATAAAAGTTGATTTAATAAGGAGAAAATGAATGAAAACAAACGCAAGATTTATTAACACAGAAAAAATTGAAGGATATGTTTATAGCACAGGTAGTAATTTTAATCAGCTTTCTGAAAGAGTGACTGGAGAAAATTCAAAACATCCTGGAACAAAGTATATTGCAGGAGATCTTGATATTGCAGTAGATGAATCTGGTTTAAATATTGTTACTATTCATTATACATATGTTACAGAAACATATGCAAAAAGTGGACAGACAAATAATACATATATTGCTTTAAAGAAAATTATTGATAATCCGGATAGAGCATGGATTAATGGTGGTAAAGATAATGCTTTTAAAGTTCAGTGTACTGGAGCTGCACTCGCTCTAAATGATTTTATTGCGTCTGATGGGTCAAAAGTTGCGGCAGTAAGAAATGAAAATGGTTTTTGTTCAATTGTAAATGATCTTGGGCCAGAGGCTGAAAGAAATACTTTTACAACAGATATGCTAATTACAAAAGTTACTCATATTGAAGCAAATCCTGAAAAAAATATTGATAAAGATTTTGTTACTATTAGTGGAGCAATTTTTGGATATGGTCCCGTTATTCTTCCGGTCTCATTTGTTGTTAGAAATGAGATGGGTATGAATTATTTTGAAAATCTAGATGTAACTCCTTCAAATCCGATTTTTACAAAAGTTTGGGGTAAGATTAATTGTATGACAATTAAGACTGAAAGAACAGAAGAATCAGCATTTGGAGAAGCTGCTGTTCAGACTTATGAAAGAAAAAGTCGAGAATATCTTGTAACAGGAACAGCTAAGGTTCCATATGATTTTGGAGATGAAGAAGTTTTAACTGTTAAAGATGTTAATAAAATGACTCAGGACCGTCAGGTTATGTTAGCAGAAGTCGAAAAGAGATTTAATGAACGTGTCGCTAATAGGGCGGCCGGTGGAGCTGGTTTTAATGCGGCTGCCGCTACAACAAAGACTGCTCAGGCTGTGCCTGAAGGTGGATTTGTATTTTAATAAAAGGGGGATTAATTTTCCCCCCTTTTAAAGAAAGGATATTATAATTATGGCAGATATTGATATTTTTAGTATCCAACCGCATAAGGTAAGTAGAAATTTGCGTGGGTACTCAATCTTCTTTTATGGCTAGCCAAAAAGCGGTAAGACAACCACCGCCGCAAAATTTGAAAAAAATCTTCTTTTAGCATTTGAAAAAGGCTATAATGCAATTCCTGGAGTAATGGCTCAGCCAATTAATAATTGGGCAGAATTTAGAAAAGTTTTACGTCAGTTAAAAGACCCAAAAGCAAAAGAAATGTTCTATACAATCACTATTGATACTACAGATATCGCCTACGATTACTGTACGAAGTATATTTGTGATAATGCGCTTCGTTCAGATGGCGGTTATGGAGTGGATAGTATCAGCGATATTCCATTTGGAAAAGGATACGGACTAGTATCAAAAGAGTTCGA